CCAGGAGTAATCCCGAAATCTCTATCGAGCACTATTCATAGAACAGTGATCAGTGTTCGTCGCATTTAGTATGCCGCAAACGAAACGGAAGCGAAACCGTTCCGTCCCCGGCGCCAGGGACGTTAAAGTTCAAAGGGTGCAGGCCCTCCTCAGAGGCCTTAATGAGATTCTGAGGCACCACAACTGTCCTAGGCAGGTCATCCAGAGTTTTAATACTCAGGTATTGGCCTACCTAAAGGATTGTGGTGAGCGTGTCTTCATAAAGAGAACGAAGCATTTGCTTCTCTGGCCTATGGCAAAGTTTCTTGGAAACGAATTGCCTAAGGAACCAGATGAAGTTCTCTCGTGGACTGGCAAATGGCATCGTTGGTCGCGTCAGCGCCTCCGTTGCTATTCCAAACAAAATACTCATCTTTGGTATTCCTTTTTACAAGCAAAGAGAGCCTGTCTTCCTGTTACTAGGGAAGTGGTTCTCGACTGCATGAAGGAACACCGGGAAGTCATGTTAACTCCCGATGTTTGCCCAGACGACGTGGTGGATGAAGCCCTCTTCCTTCTTATGCCCATTTTAAAAAGGGTCGGAAGGGAATTAAAAGGTCTTCTTAATCAGGATTCATATTTAGAACCTGACCACTATGCGTCAACCTCTGCCTGTCTCGGAACTACAAGATCCGATGGCGGACAAAGGTGGGCTCTCAAGGATGCTGTCTTTGCGTTAAGTCAGTTTGAGAATGAGGATGTGTTGGATGAGCTCTGGGAAGAGCTCGAGTTGAAGGAAATGCGTTGTCGTATTGGGCTCTTCAAGAACGCCGCCACTGGTGGCTATCTCGAAAATCCCGTTATTACGGTGCGTTTCCCACCCAGAGAACTGGGTGTTTTTACGAGGATCTTAGGGGAGACAGTTGAGGAAAGCTTAGCTTTCCCCGACCGCCCCCTGACAGCAATGATTGAAGCTGTCCTCGAGCCTTTGAAAGTTCGAGTTATTTCAAAAGGTCCTCCCGCTGAGTACTACCTAGGAAAGAAATTCCAGGTGGCGCTCCACTCCGTTCTCCGGTCAATGCCCGCCTTCCGTTTAATCGGTAGGACTCTTTGTCCTACCGACCTCATGGACTTGCCTTTTTCTCCGCGTAGAAGAGACCTGAAGTGGCTCTCGATTGATTATTCGGGTGCCACAGACGGACTCTCCGCTGAGTTAAGTTCTGAGATCATGAGAATCTTGTTAGATCAGGGTGGTATATCGGATCCTGGATTGAGTATTCTTTTGAGGAAAACTCTCCAGCCCCATACCATTCTGTATCCTGACTTTAAGATTAGGAAGGGTGCTCACACTGAGACATGGTCACCTTTACCGTGTCTTCAGCGTAGTGGGCAGTTGATGGGTTCCATAACATCGTTTCCAATCCTTTGTCTCGCCAATTTGGCTCTTTACCTTATGGTGAGGCGAAGGTCCCACCCACGATGGTCGCTGAGCAAATGTGTTGCTCGCGTCCTTGTGAATGGGGATGATATGGTTTACTATGGCTCCGAAAGAGAATGGGAATTGCATAGAGAAATAGGCGCTCTCATGGGACTAAAAATGTCTCCTGGGAAAGCCTACATTCACGATCGCTATGCGAATGTGAATTCTAAATGCTTTGATATTCCCCGAGGTTCTACTCCTCGTTCAATTCCTTTCCTTAATGTCGGACTTCTTTTTGGTCAGCACAAAGTGTTGGCGAAAGTTGGACCGGATAAGGATAAGGAAGAGAAGAAGAATCTCTATGTCTCTGTATTCGACAAGGTGGTCGAAGGAGCTTGGTGTGGGAAAGAGGCGGATGTCGCTAAGCGATATCTCTCACTGCATAGAAAGGAACTTGCAGATGAGTGTAAGGGAAGGAATTTATTTCTTCCAGTTAGTAATGGTGGGATGGGGGTTCAGCCTTGGCTGGATCCCAGGCCGACAAAGAGTCAGCTTTCCCTTTTCAAAAACATATTGAAAGAGGACCCCTACCTACGTCTCTCTACTACTCCAATTTTTGGAACCCGGATTCGTAGCATTGAATCTGTCGATAGAACTTTCTGTCCTTTAGAAGAGGTGGTCAAGAAACCCATTCGGGTGAAAAGACCTCCTTCAGAGGAAAGTGAATTTGATTCATCTTCCTGCTGGAGGATTTTATTGCCTCACGCGCCGATTATGGTGCGGGAAGGAAGTTCTTAGATTCAACTACCACAGGTGTAAATAGTTTTACGGGGTTATGTACTGTCAGATGATTGGTTATCTTCTGATTACCCAAAACGTTTTCTGCGACAAGGATCTTCCCTGTGAGATCCGTTTGTGAGTAACTGGCCATTGCTCTCGTCGTGTGATGTAAACACTTACGTGCTAAACAAAATGCCGAGAGACTGCACGGAGTACAACCGCCCCTAGAGGTTCCCTGATGGCGGAATCTTGTCTGTCAAGACCATGACACAGGGTGAGGTAAGCTTGGCTCACCCCTAGGTACCACGGTTGGGTACATAATGAACAGTCCATCCACTGTACGGGTGGATCCCGTTTTGTACAGATGCCAAGAAAATCTAAAGCCAAGCGTAAACAGGCACGAAGAAAGCCTAATCCACGCTCGACCTTTGGTCGTAAAGGACAATTTCTTGAACCGTCAGACATATATTTGTCTAACACTGGAGGTTTGGAGGCACCATTAGCGATGGACATCTCTCGTCCCCGTGTCTATGTGGAATCGATTCCACCTAGTTGCGAGGGAGCTGAGGCTGCCGTCACTGGTGTTGATTTTATCGGAACCTACAATAGTTCCTCCTCCACGGACCAGATTATTTCACTGATCCTTAACCCCCTTAACTCGGTGACCTTCCCAAGGGCTTCCGCCGGTGCTGCAATGTGGCGCCGGTACAACCTCATGGAATGTCAGTTTCTACTGTTTGGAATCAATGCCGCTACACAAGGCGGTTTCCTCGCAATGGCTTCTGTTGTCACTGATGATCTCGCATCGAAAGTCACTCCTGACTCCGAAGCGGAGATCCTCAATATGGAGGGTTGTGCCGTAATTCGACCCTGGTCAGGCGGTGTTCATAATGTACACCTTGCCTCCAAGGGATTGAAATGGTACACCCTCGACAACTCCACTGTCGACAATGCCACCTTCTTTGGTGAGAATGTCGGCCGTGCCTTTCTCTTTATTCCGGAGACGGAAGCAGACGATGATATATCGGTTCAAGTGTACGTGAAGTACACCATCGATTATTCAATTCGTGTTCCTGTCACCCTGACTGGGGCGGAGAGTTTTATGACTACGGCAGGTACCTTCGCCGAAATTACGGACGAAGGAGTTCCTTCCGATAGCACTGACTCTACTGCCTATAGCGCGATTGCTCGTGCCATCCTACCGGTTGCTTGGAGTAACGTCACCAATTACGCTTCGCGTAATCCAAGTGACATAATCAAATGGTTATACTCCTCGTTCTCGACAGGCCAGTTGGCTTCCATAGCCTCTACTTACCCATCGCTTGCAACTGTTTCTGCAGCACTAGGTGCCGCAAATACGGTGAGCAATTGGGGTTCGTGGTTTGGAAATGCCTGGGGCGATAATGACGCGACCACAGTCGTCTCTGATACTTTCAGAGCGAATTTTGTGGCCGATGCTTATGCCGCCGGCGGAGGATCAGGCTCCAGTTTGATTGATGGCCTCTTAGCAGGTTTGTCTGCCAGTGAGGTAGACACCATCATCACTGGGCTTGGTGGAACACCGGGTCCCCTTACGCGTATTGAAGCGTATAAGAGATCCCGGCAATTACAAGGAAAGCCTGTGTTTGACATCTCAACTCCCGGAGTAATCCAGGGAGAGGAAATCCGTACAGGAAATTTTGACTTTGGACCTCGTGATCTTCATGGTTTGAAGCACGTGAGTCCAGAAGGAATCATTCGAGCAAAGGGTCAGGCTTCGAGACTTTTCGAGACAGAAGAGTCCAAACGTAAAGGACATATCCGTCATGTCTCGTCAAAGACCCGATCCAGGTGTTTAGACGTTTCGTCTTCCCCCCCTCCCGCTCTGCAGGAGGTGGCCCAATTAGAGGAGACTGAAGTTCTCAAAGAAGAGCTTCGGTGTCTTCGAGACCAGATCCAAATCTATTTGAAAAGTTTGGTAACTGGCTTCGATGCCTCTGTTTGAGGTGGTTCTGACCTAAGTACGTCATTAAACTGCTTAGTTGTAGCGGACAGGCCCA